GTGCCGGCAGTCTCGATTAATAGCATCCTCATTCTTACGAACCGCACATCGTGTAACTAAACCACTCCGTTATTATACGAAATATCCTATAGAAGTCAACCTTCTTGCCTAAGTTTAAAAGCAGCTACATCACGATCACTTTCTAATGCTTCCATAGTTTCTTCTGCATCTTGCATATAGTTTTTGGACTGATTAATAACATAATCATCACCACGAACACCGATCACGTTTGCTTCGCTGTAGTATGGAACATTATTTTCAGAGGGGTTAACACCTTCAGCTTTTTCTAAGGCTTTTTCTTCTGACTCGGCCTCTATTGGACATAGAAAGCTCTCAGTCATGTCTATAATTACGTTATAAGTTTTCATTGTTTCTCCCTGTTTATTAAAGAATATACATTATACGAAATATCCCATAGATATACAACACTTGTTTTTACAACCTGCTGCACGCCGTCCCGGTCTGCGGGTCTCTTTAGAAATGACAAGCAGGCATACCCAGGGCCCCCAGCTCACACGCATCGTCAGAAATGACAAGCAGGCACCTATCGCTACGTTTCTTGCACCGGCCGCTGCCCAGGGACGGCAGCTCTCTTTAGAAATGACAAGCAGGCACCCCGTAAACAAAGGGTTTCAGAGCATTACCAACAGCTACATTATGCGTCCCTGGGCCCAGACGGCTGGTTGTTTCTTAGAAATGACAAGCAAGCAGTTATCCACAGGTTATTCACAGTCTGTGGTTAGTTATCCACAGGTTACGGCAGAATAAAGAAGCGGCTGATTGGATTTCTAAGGGCTTTGGTCCATGATTCTTCGAGCGAGGCCCAAGAACCTTGGTCCCCGGTCCATATAGGTTCTGTTTTTAGCCCATGGACGACCAACGACTCGACCTGGGACGAATGATAGAGGTGCATCGTAAATTTTCTGGGGGTAGAAGGGCGGAGGGCCTGTGCCAGGATAAAAGCGGGTGCATCTGCTCTCTCTTCGTGATATGCGATCTGGTGCGGCGATAGCGAAACTTTATTACTTTGGGTTACTTTAAGTTCAGCAGTAAAGTACACGCCAGCTGGGGACACCCCCAATACATCAGGAATACCTAGATTAACCCATGACTCAATGCGTATCAGCCGAAACGACTTCAAATTCGTTTTGACTTTTTTCCAAAATAAAGATTCTTTTTTAGCCACAGTAAGTCGAGTGTATCAGAATAAACAAAAAAGAACTTGATATATAAGATAGGTTTGATAGACTTGAGTGGTGTAGAGAAATAATTTTCTACACGGATAAACGACGGGTAGTGTCATCTTCGGTTGGCACTACTTGTAAAAACAAACTTAACTAAGGGAGTTAATTATGAATAAAGTAAAACACTTAAACGGCGAAATGTTAGCCAGAGCTTGCGCTTTTGCAGCTAAACCAAAAGACTCACGTTTCTATTTAAGAAGCGTGTTTGTTGAACGCAGAGAAGAGGGAGGTGTTTACATAGTAGCCACCAACGGCCATATTCTTTGTTGTTACACAGATGAAGAAGCCATACCAAACGAAGATTTTGAAGGTGTGATACTCGACATCTACCAAGAAAACTCATCAAGAATACATTCTTTTTTTGGTGATCTTAAAAAGAAACCAAGAAGAGTAAATATGACCGATGAAGGTTGGTCTGGTGCTGTTTCTATTACAGACGACGACGCGCTCAATTCAAGGTTGGTTAATGTTATTGATGGAATGTATCCTGACTGGCGACAGATATTTAAGCAAGAAGTTGAGCATCAAGAAAATGTAAGTTTTGATCCAAAATACTTGGCTTTATTAAAGGACTTTGTATTAAAAGGATCAAACGATTCAGTCACGCTTCTTCGATCTAGTGCAGAGAAAGTTAATATCTTTCAAACACCGAATGGGGTTGTTGGAGTTATGCCAAGAAAAACACAAGACCTAGACGACAATGAACTTTTGAACTCAGAAGCTACGATTCTTGAGGAGGTGGTGTGATGAAGAGATTTAAAGTAAAAAGTAGCTACACCTATAAAGTAGAAAAAGTGGTTGAGGCTAAAGATGAACAGGAAGCATTAAATATTGCCTGTGACTCTGAGCCTATGGTTGAGTGGGATTCCCAAGATCAAGACACTTATTCTGAGGAAATTGAATTTGTAGAGGAGGTGTCTGATGAGTAAACTCACAAAGAAAGAAATCGTGCAAATATGCCAAGAAGTGCGAGAAAGAACGGGGGATGATTCTATTGGGGCAGATCACTTTTATCACACAGCAGTAATCAGAGACTACATTAGTGATTGTCCTGGTTGGACTGGAGATATTGCTTTTGTAGTTTATGGCGAAGAGTGTTTCAAAGACATTTTTTACAAGATAAAAGGAAAGTGGACTTGGGCAGAAAGTGTCATGGAAAACGATTACGAATATAACAAAGAAATCTTTGAGGAGGTGTCCAATGACTAATTATTACAAACAAGGCACTCGTCAAGAAGTTGTCTACGAACAAGACAACGAAAACAAAGGTGCTGTTATGTTGGGTTGGGGCAGAGGTAAAGTGCTGTTTGAAAAAGATTCAACAACAGGTGAGATAACTTGGATTGATCCTAGCGAAGATGCTAGGGTCAGCCAAATTCTTATCAGCAGAGCAAAAGTAATATATAAAAAGGCGCAAAACTGATGTTGCGGTTACTTGGTTTAATACTTATCGTTCTTGGTTTGGTGTGGTTAGATTTATCTACTTTGCCAATCAAGAACGATTTGTATTTTATATATTTACTAGGAACATTTAACAATCTTTTTTCACTTAACTACACCACGGCCGTTGCACAATCTTTTTTGTGTGTTTCAATCGTAGGTTATGGTTTTTATCTAACGGGAAAATAACATGAAAACAAATATTTCAATAAAGCTATCGGACGACCAACGTTTGAACCTAGCTCAAAAATACAACAACACTACAAACAAAAAACTTTTGACCAGGAAAGAATTAAACGACATTGTTTTAAACTTTGTTGAGGAGTTGTTTGAGTCTAACGGAAGTGTGCGGAACACAACCAAGAGAATTATAGAAAATGGTGAGTGGACCAAAATTCATTTTTATGAGGGCAAAAGAATGTCTAAAGAAGATTATGATAAAATGCCAGATGGTCCCAGAAAATTTTACGGGTTTGATTAATGAAGGTTAAAGACAAAGAACACCAATTTTTAGGTTTAAAAGAACTTAACCAGCTGGTTATGGAGTATCCTAATGACGCTACTTTAGGCAAATACATTAGAGAAATGTATTGGAAACAAAGAGAAATACATGAAAATTGTGGCACACCTGAGTGTTGCGGCACTTGCAACGAGCCTGATTGGATAGACGCAACACCAACATGAAACTAATAACTAAAATCCTAGACCCTGTTTTTAATTTGTTTGATTGGATTAAACAAAAAGTCAATAGAATTAAAAACGGGCCTATACAAACAATACCAAAGAAAAAATGACGAAAATATGGCGAAAAAACGAATGGGAAGAAATGACTGAGGACCTTCAAAAAGATCCTAAGTTTTATTATTTTGTTCAGCAAATGTACGACAGCAATTGTCGAGAAAGAAGAGAGCATGGACAAAGAGAGTATCAAAACGTATTTGATTACTACAGGAAATATCCCGAATGGTTAAGAGAAAAATTTTACGGCGAATCTTAAAATGACTGACATGGTAAACAAGCCTCCTCATTACAACCAAGGAGGGGTAGAGTGCATTATAGCTATCGAATCGAGTATGACACCAGAAGGGTTTCGAGCTTATTTAAAAGGAAATGTTATCAAATATTTATGGCGTTACGAGCATAAAAATGGTATAGAAGATTTAAAGAAGGCTCAATGGTACTTAGCAAGGTTGAGACTTCTCATAGAAAAACAAGGTGAAAATGATGCAGGATTACCGACTGATAAAGAAACCTGATGAATACTTGTTAATTAGTTCTAATGGACAAAAAGTTAGGCTTTGTACTCAAGTTGAGAAAGAAGCACACAAGCTAGCAAAAAGAGCCATAAGACTATTAAACAGGACTAATCAGAACCTTCAGTAAACACAGCCTCTTCTGCTTCCAGGAGAGGCTTGTAGTCTGACAACAGGTCCTTAATTCTTTTCTTGATTTCAGTTTCAGATAAAGAATCCAAAGAACCTGTACGGATTTCCTTACGCTCAACATAAAGTCCCGCAGCTCGTCCTCTTTGCACTTCAGCTGACACAGCAGCAGTCAAATTACCTTTTTCTAAGGCCTGGTCTCGAATGTCTGCTAGTTTTCTAACGTGCCTACCGAATGTAACTTCGTATTTACGATCTACTTCAGCTTGGAGTTCTCTTATATACCTGACTACAACAGGGTATTTTTGTGGGTTTAGAAGTTCTGATGCTCTGACATGAGCACTTTCTTTGCTATACCCGGCTGCAATAGCGCACTCGGTTTGTGTTTTAGATCCGTCGTTGTAAACAAACTCTTTCGCAAATTTGATTTGCTTGTTGGTCAAGTGTTTATCGTTTCGGCCTTTTATGTTTCCTGATGTTCCTTTTGGCATGCTTGAATTATACCCATCAAAGTAAAAATAAGTAAAGATATTTCACCGCACCCACCGCACCTCCACCGCACCTCACTCAGGTTAGGTGAAAACCCCTATAAACAAAGGCTTTCATCCAAAACGCA